GGATATTACTGATGGCCGTTGATAAAGCTCTCAATCAAGCGCCGCTGGGTCTTGATGCGTCGTTTTCCGGAGGTGTGATGCCGGGAGTGAACACAGAACCCGACATTGAGATTGAGATCGAGGACCCTGAGTCCGTCACCATCGGCATGGATGGGCTGGAGATCGAGATTGAGCCCGGCGATGACGACGAGGACCAAGAATTTAATGAAAACCTTGCGGAAGCCCTTGGTGAAGGCGAGCTAACCGAGCTTGTAGGCGACCTGATCGGGGACTACGACGACGATATCGCCAGTCGCCGTGACTGGATACAGACTTACGTCGATGGTCTTGAGCTTCTGGGGATGAAGGTTGAGGACCGCACCGAGCCGTGGCCCGGTGCCTGCGGTGTGTATCACCCGCTCCTCGCTGAATCGGTCGTTAAGTTCCAAGCTGAGACCATGATGGAGACGTTCCCGGCCCAAGGGCCGGTGCGGACGCAGATTATTGGCAAAGAAACACCGCAAAAGCGCGATGCAGCGCGGCGCGTCCAAGACGATATGAACTACCAGCTGACCGACCGCATGGTTGAGTACCGCCCAGAGCACGAGCGGATGCTGTGGGGCTTGGGTCTTGCCGGTAACGCGTTCAAGAAGGTGTATTACGACCCGTCGATAGGGCGGCAGGTGTCGATGTACGTGCCCGCAGACGACGTTGTGGTGCCCTATGGCGCGTCTAACCTCGAATCTGCTGAGCGTGTCACCCATGTGATGCGCAAGACGCCCAACGAGCTTAAAAAGCTCCAGCGTGATGGCTTCTACCGCGATGTGGAGCTTGGCGAGCCTGACAATACGCTTGATGAGGTCGAGAAGAAGATTGCGGAGCGCCTTGGCTTCCGTGCTACGACCGACGACCGGTATAAGCTGTTGGAAATGCAGGTCGATCTCATCATCGAGGACGACAAGTTTAGGGACAAGGACGATGAGGGTATCGCTCTTCCTTACATTGTTACGATTGAGAAGGGATCAAGCGAAATCCTCGCCATCCGGCGCAACTGGCAGCCCGACGACAAGCTCAAAACCAAGCGCAATCACTTCGTACACTACTCCTATGTACCCGGCTTTGGCTTCTACGCCTTCGGCCTCATCCATCTCATCGGTGCTTTTGCCAAGTCAGGCACCAGCCTCATCCGTCAGCTTGTTGATGCAGGCACACTGAGCAACCTGCCCGGTGGCTTCAAGACTAAGGGGCTGCGGGTCAAAGGTGATGACACGCCCATCAGCCCTGCTGAGTGGCGAGACGTGGACGTGGCGTCAGGCACGATGCGCGACAACATCATGCCGCTGCCGTATAAAGAGCCGTCACAGGTCCTCTACAGCCTGCTGGGTACCATCGTAGAGGAAGGCCGTCGCTTCGCTGGTATGGCGGACCTTCAGGTCGCTGACATGTCGGCAAACGCCCCTGTGGGGACGACACTGGCTATCCTTGAGCGCAGCCTCAAGATGATGTCGGCGGTGCAGGCGCGCATCCACTACTCGATGAAGCAGGAGTTCAAGCTCCTCAAGCACATCATCGCTGACTATACGCCGGAGTCTTACTCCTACGAGCCGGAAGAAGGCAGCCGCAAGGCCAAGAAGTCCGACTACGACAACGTCGATGTGCTGCCGGTAAGCGACCCTAACGCTGCCACCATGGCGCAGAAGATCGTCCAGTATCAGGCAGTTATCCAGTTGGCGCAGGGTGCGCCGCAAATCTACGACATGCCCTATCTGCACCGGCAGATGTTGGAGGTGTTGGGCATCAAGAATGCTCAGAAGCTTGTGCCCCTAAAGGACGACGACGACCGTAAGCCGCGTGATCCGGTTAGCGAGAACATGGACGTCCTGAATATGAAGCCGGTCAAGGCGTTCATCTACCAAGACCACGAGGCGCATATCACCGTCCATATGACCGCGATGCAGGACCCTAAAATCCAACAGGTGGTGGGTCAGAACCCGCAGGCGCAGCAGATGATGGCTGCCATGGCGGCGCACATCCAAGAGCACGTGGCGTTTGAGTATCGTCGCCAGATTGAGCTTCAGGCAGGCGTCCCGCTGCCGCCACCGAACTCGGATATGTCGGAAGACGTTGAGCTTCAGGTTTCGCGTCTGGCAGCCGCTGCCGCAGGCCAGCTTCTCCAGAAGAACAAGGGCGAGGCTCAGCAACAGCAGAACCAGCAGATGGCTCAAGACCCCATTGTCCAGATGCAGATGCAGGAGTTGCAGATCAAGCAGGGTGAGCTTCAGTTGAAGCAGCAGAAGCTCCAGATCGAAGCCGCTGAGAAGACGGATCGTATGGACGTCGAGCGCGAGCGCATCGCCGCGCAGAAAGAAATCGCTGGCCTCCAAGTTGGGGCCAAGATTGCAACGGATAAAGCTAATTTGTCCGCCAAGGAGCAAGAAGCTGGGCTTCGCATCGGCGTGCAAGTCGCTCGTGAGTCCATGCAGATGGCACAAACCGCAGAGAAACCCCCTGTTTCCAATGCACCGCCTAAGGAAAATGAATGAGTACAGTCTTACTACACCTAGCTCACAGGATAGACGAAGCGTGCAAGGACATCGAACGTGACCTTGCGATGGGGAAGGCGTCCGAGATTGGCGAGTACAAGTTCGCCTGTGGTCGGTATCGCGGCCTCCTGACCGCTAAGGATATTATTATCGAGACAGCCCAAAAGCTGGAGCAAGATGATGACTGAGATCGTAGGTATTGTGGCCCCCGCCCTCGTTGGCGTGGACGGCAAAGTGCTCAACGCACCACTCAAAGAGCCTGAGGTTCCCGTCGAGGACCGGGCTAAGCAACTTCCCGACCCGCAGGGCTATCGCATCCTGTGTGCCATCCCCGACATCGAAGAGAAGACCACGGGTGGCATCTTCAAGACCGATAGCATGATTGAGCGGGAAGAACTCCTCACGACTGTGCTGTTTGTCGTCAAAGTAGGCCCTGATGCCTATGGTGACGAGAAGCGGTTCCCCTCTGGCCCGTGGTGCAAGGAAGGCGATTTCGTCCTTGTGCGCCCCAACGCGGGTACTCGGGTGGAAATCCATGGCCGTGAGTTCCGCATCATCAACGACGATAGCGTCGAGGCTGTTGTGGAAGACCCGCGCGGTATCAAGCGCAAATAAACGGGCTTGCCCGTACAAAAGGAGACGTAATCATGGCTACCCAGCCAGACGATGAGTTTGAATTTGAGATCGAGACTGACGAAACCCCTGTTTCTACGGCGCGAAGTAAACCCGAGATTGAGGTCGAAGACGACACTCCGGAGCAGGACCGTGGGCGAGAGCCTATGCCTAAGGAGATCGTGGCCGAGCTCGAATCTGATGAGCTTGAGGAGTATTCGGAGAAGGTAAAGCTCCGCCTCAAGCAGATGAAGAAGGTCTGGCACGACGAGCGCCGTGAAAAGGAGCGGTACCAGCGCGAACAGACTGAAGCCCTTAGTGCTGCACAGCGCCTGTACGAAGAAAACAAGCGGCTGAAATCTACGCTTAGCGACGGCGAAAACCACCTGCTGACAAGCTACAAGCAGCAGGCAGAGTATGAGCTTAAAGAGGCGGAGCGGTTGTACCGTGATGCTTATGAAGCGGGTGATGCAGACCGTGTTGTGGAGTCACAGCGCAAGCTAACTGATGCAGCGCTTAAGATGCAGCAGCTTAATAATTACCGCCCTACTTTACAGGCCCCAGAAACTGAGGTACAAATCCCGCAAGGGCAGGCTAATATCCAGCAACCTGACCGTACGACGATGGCGTGGCAAGAGCGCAATCAATGGTACGGTACAGACCCGGAGATGACTGCCTCGGCACTCGGGCTGCATCAAAAGCTCGTAAACGAACGGGGCCCACAGTTTGTTGGCTCCGACGAATATTGGGCGACGGTTGACAAAACAATCCGTCGTAGATTCCCCGATTATTTCGGGGGAGACGAAGTGGCTAACGGTGACTCCAGAGCTGTCACACGTGAACCTAGGGCTGCTTCCGTTGTCGCTCCCGCTTCTCGTAGCCGATCCCCCAAAAAGATTAGGCTTAGTACAACCCAATTGGCTGTGGCCAAGAAGTTTGGACTGACTCCCGAGCAATATGCTCGTGAAGTAATGAAGATGGAGAATTGATATGACGGATCGTAGCATCATGGACGAGTTGGACGAACAGATTTCATCTAGTCGTGCACCGCGTAAAACACGTGAACAGTCGGAGAGGCCCAAAGTATGGCAGCCGGCCTCGTTGCTGCCAGAACCGGATCAACAGCCGGGTTATTCGTACCGTTGGATTCGTGTTGCCTCAGCAGGTAAAGCGGACGGCCAGAACCTGATGTCAAAACGACGTGAAGGTTGGGAGCCGGTCCGTATCGAAGAGCAACCACAGTTTGATGGCATGACCGACCCAGACAGCCGCTACAAAGACAATATCGAGGTAGGTGGGTTGCTGCTCTGCAAAGCCCCGAATGAGATGATGCGCCAGCGTAAGGCTTACTTTTCGCAGAAGAATCAGGCTCAGATGGACTCAGTAGACAACAACTTCATGCGCGAGAGCGATAATCGTATGCCCCTCTTCAGGGAGAAAAGGTCTACGACTTCGTTCGGTAGTGGCAAACGCTAAGCTAGGAGCTTAACAATGGCATATCCTTCCGTTACGAGCCCATACGGGCTTCTTCCGATCAATCTGATCGGCGGGCAGGTTTTTGCCGGTTCCACGCGCCAAATCCCCATCGCAACCAACTCTGCGACTGCCATCTTCTATGGTGACGTCGTGAAGCTGCTTGCTAGTGGTACGGTTGGCAAGGATACCGGTACTGACGCTGCTACGCCGGTTGGTGTCTTCCTTGGTTGCACCTATACGGACCCCACCTACGGTGTGACCTTCCGCCAGTTCTATCCCGGCACCACGAACATCTCCGACATCACGGCTTACGTCCTTGATGACCCGGATGCGCTGTTCAAGGTCGCTGTGTGCGCTGGCACCAACTCGAATACCGTCAGCTACCTGACTCAGGCTGCTGTCGGCTCGAACGTCAAACTGGCGAACGGTGCGAACAACACCGGCTCGACCATCACGGGCAACTCTAAGGTCGGTGTTGACTCGACCGAAGGTACTACCTCGACATGGCCGATCCGCGTGATTGATGTTGTCCATGAAACCACAATTGCTGGTAGCCCCGGTTCTTACACCGAGGTTATCGTGAAGTGGAATCAGGGTATGCATCAGTACCTGAACCCCACTGGCCTCGCATAAGGAGACTGAACAATGGCAATTTCACGCGCACAGCTTCTCAAGGAGCTTCTGCCCGGCCTGAACGCCCTGTTCGGTCTGGAATATGCTCGCTATGGCGAAGAGCATAAGCAAATCTTCGAAACGGAAACTTCCGAGCGTTCGTTCGAAGAAGAAACCAAGCTGTCGGGCTTCTCGGCTGCTCCGGTTAAGAACGAAGGTTCTGCTATTGCTTACGACAACGCTCAGGAAGTCTTCACGGCTCGCTACAACCATGAGACGATTGCCCTCGGGTTCTCGCTCACGGAAGAAGCCATCGAAGACAACCTGTATGACAGCCTCTCGGCTCGTTATACCAAGGCGTTGGC